CGCCTTCTGCAACGTATTCAGGTGCAATTTCAGCATCAAACTTTTCAGGAAGTTCATCTGGCACAAACACAGGCGACCAAACAACAATTACAGGCAACGCAGGAACGGCAACTAAGTTAGATACTGCCCGGACTATCGGAACTTTAACAGGTGACGTGACATCAGCAGGAAGTTCTTTTAATGGGTCTGCTAATAACACCAATGCAACAACTTTGGCAACTGTGAACGCAAATGTCGGTTCTTTTGGTTCATCAACATCTATTCCAACATTCACAGTCAACGGAAAAGGATTGATTACTGCTGCATCTGGTAATGCAGTTATTGCGCCTGCCGGGACATTGACAGGCACAACATTGGCTGCCGGGGTAACTGCATCAAGTTTAACATCAGTAGGAACACTTGCAAATCTTACAGTAACAAATCCAATTACAGGCAGTATTACAGGCAATGCAGCGACAGTAACAACCAACGCTAATTTAACAGGAGTAGTTACATCGACAGGGAATGCAACTGCCATTGCGGATGCAGCTTTATCTATTGCCAAAACAAGTGGATTACAATCTGCTTTAGATGCAAAAGCCCCTTTAGCAAGTCCAGCCCTAACAGGTAATCCAACTGCTCCAACACAAACCGCAGGAGATAATAGTACTAAAATAGCTACTACGGCTTATGTGGATGCTTTGGGTGGAACTATTTTGGCAGCGCAAAAACAATTATCGGTTTCATATTCAAGTGTTCCGAGTTCAATAATAGGTGAAGTTATTTTAAATAATTACACCATACCATTATCATCTTTATCTTCTGACGGAGATAGGATAGATTTTAAGGTCGGTGGCACACTTGCAAATAATACAAATACAAAAGGTTTTAGAATTGAAATAGCGGGCACAAACGTAACCAATACATTAAGCAGTAATGGACAAAATATAGGATGGATCCTTGACGGTACTATCATAAGAACAAGTTCAACCACTTATAAATTCATAGCAAGATCAACAAATCTTGGAACGAATGCCATTTTTTATAATGGTACAGTATCTGGTTTTAGCTCGGGATTAACAGTTCAGACAATAGCAAATACAGCCACAAGTAATAGTGATTTAACTTTAGAAATGGCATCATTTACAGCAACTAAAGCACCATAATATGAAAAAAGACTTAGGCGATCACATCGGTAAAAAGAAAGGCTGGGCTTGGTATGAACTCTTTGAATTGATTAAATTAGCGATTAAGAATCCGCAAGTAATTAAAGACATATTTAAGAAAAAGAAATGATTGAAACTTTGGAAAAACATCCGGTAGTAACAGGACTATTATCCGCTGGTTCATCGGTAGGATTCAGCATCATTGGCATTTTATCTCAGGAAAGCACAGTCAGATTACTTGGTTCAATCGGTGCGATATTGGGTATTATATTAACGATATTATCAATTTGTATAGCTGCAAAAAAATTGTTTAAAGATGGCAAATGAAGGACAACTAACTAAAGACTTTCATATCAGAGAGTTTAAATGCAAAGATGGGACAAAAGTACCTGCTGAATTAGAATCCAATGTAAGGCTATTAGCGAATCAGTTACAAGTTATCAGGGATTATATCGGTGTTCCTATCCATATTAACTCTGCATACCGTACAGAGTCTTATAATGCTAAAATTGGGGGTAGTCCTAAAAGTCAGCATAAGCAAGCAAAAGCAGCAGACTTAGTAACATCAAAATATACTCCGAAGCAATTAGCCAATATCATCAAGAAACTGATTAAGGAAAAGAAAATATTGCAGGGCGGTGTTGGTGTTTATCCGAGCTTTGTTCATTACGATATTAGAGGGACTGAGGCAAGATGGTAATTAACTTAAATAACAATCGCTCTATTTAAAAAATGGGGTAAAAACTTAAATAGCTATGCAAAAATTCACAGAACTAATGCTAGGAGGTCAAGATATTTCGACCTATGCAGCATACTTTATTTTCGCTCTGATTGGGGCGTTGCTTTCACTTTATGTCAAATCATTGAAGCGTGACCCATCAAGTCCGAATACTCCGGCTAAATTCTCTTGGTATTTTCTATTTCAGGATAACTTGATGCGGTTGGTAGCAGGATTCCTATTCTCTTTCATCTCATTCAGGTTCTCTAATGAATTTCTGGGAACAGAAGCTACGATGTGGGGGGCAGTTATTATCGGAGCATCTACAGATAGATTAGCAGGCATTTTTGAAGGGTTGCAGGAGAAAGCAAGGAAATAATGGAACCATATAAAATAACATTAGTAGTCATTATTATATGCATTCTTGGGGGAATAGTGTATAAGGTTTGGTTTGAGGATTAGTTAAATTATAGCCTAACCGATTATCGACGCTATTGTGAGGTATATAAGCCGTCCTGTCAAGTCTTACACGTGCTTCTAAGCTTATCATTATACTATTCGGTTTTATAGCTTTTGACTATAATATTTAATCTACATACCCAATTAACTTAACATCGGTAGATGCTTTAAACACTATTTTCTGCTTGCCTGTTAAATCTGATATAATAGGGGCAAAATTACCATCAACAAGCTTAATTGTCAATCGGTCTGGGTGTACCTGCTCTTTTTTGTAAGCAATTCCCCTACGGCCATCTTTAAGTTCTAAATACATTCCCGGGTTTCTCATTTCAATTCCTCCCAAGTCTTTTTAATTATGTTAGGTTAATCTGTTAAATAATCATCAACCAATCCTGTTGACTTTACACCCTCTAATAGCTCTGCTCCAGTAGGCGTAACTATGACGGTTACGTGAGGATGATGGTTTTCGCAAATATGCTTGATAAGCATCCTTGCACTGCTCTCAAAATCTTTTGATAACTCGTTTTGAAAGTCTTGTAATAAATCAACAATTCCGTTGAAATCGAAACTTCCGTGTTGACCGTTATTCCAATCTCTTTTTTCTGTGATAAATTTTTCTGCGTTCATAGTTTTAAATTTTTCCATTCTCTTAATCGAGGTTAGTGGTGGCGGGGTTAGCTTCATAATTCATTTCTAAATATTAAATAGTATCATATTCAGTATAATCTTTCTTTTGCAATGATTTATCGAAATATTCACAAAGTCTTTGCTCAGAGAAAATAAGATTTTTGCCATCTCTACTATCACAGCATTGTCGAATCATAACATTAAGATTAATTCTGGATTGTTCAGAATTTTCGGTTTCTACTGCTTTCTCATTAATTATTTCAGCCATTCTGCTGAATGTAATTTTGCCTAATGTGCATTGCCTAATCAGGTCATGAATCATTGCTTCTTTTATTTTCATTTCTCAAAATTAAATAGTCTGATTAAATCTTCTATGTCTTGGATGGTGGTGGCGTTGGGAACTTCAATCCAATGTCCGGCAACAAAAATATCCACAACGGACAATTCATCATCATACACATTAATTTTATTCTTTTTACCGAATGTAAAATCATTTTCATCCAGTTCGATAAACCCAATTTCAAGTAGTTCTTCTTTTGTTATCATGATTTTATCTCCAATCTACACCATAGGATTCTCCAAATAATTCATTGGCTTCGTCGGCATCAAAATCCCATGTATATCCATTTTCCATAAGACATTTCATTATTTTTTTCTTCCAAGATGTTACTCCTGCGTTTTCTTTATTATTATCAATATCACTATTAATCATAATTGATTCTAACAAGTGAAGAGCATCGGATAGTTTATTTTCTGTTTTAATAAGCAAATCAACAGCTTCAAATCCGTTGTTAGGGGTATTTCTTTTAATATTTAGTCCCATTTTCTTATCTTTTAATTATAATTAATCCCAAAATCAGTTCTACTCCCATCTTCGTCAATCTCCGCTTCAAGCAATCCATCAACTTTGCAATAGCCCAATCCGTTACGCTCGCAGAAGTTCTGGGCATCGGCAAAAGATATGCCCGGAACGTTTTGACCTGCATATAGGGTTAACTCTCCTGTGGTTGGTGATATGGCCTGTATTATGGTTGTGTAGATGCTCATTTCTTAAACTTTTGGCTGCTAAAGTCATGGGCAGAATCAACTTCCATAAACAATCTGGATATGCGACAACGCAATAACTCTTTTTTAATCCTAACAAACCCTTTATTATCTTCTGGCCATTCCTGTTGGTCGAAGTGATTCAATACCAGACTTTGAATTTCATGAAGCGGATCCAGTCTTTCTTCCATCTGCCCCTGATCTTTTCTGACTAAGGTTCTTGTAACTTTGTACCCATTATATTTTCCTGCGGCATCTTCCTTTACATACATCAACTCAGGATGTTTGAAACCGTAAACATCCTCTAAATATATATCGCTACCAGTAGCAGTCAAATCCTCTTCACTTACCAAACACCCATCCGGCAGTTCGATATCAGTGTCAAGTGTTATAGGCGGGTTATCTTTTGCGAATCGTGATATTTCTGGATTTTCTTCGCCATACTTTTTAAGGTACTTTTCTGCATACGGATTAATCCGTACAAGAGTTCCTTTTGTGTGTTTTAGGTTGTAGGTTTTCATGGGGTTAGGGTTTCAAAATAAAATATTACTTGCTTGCCTGTTTCTTTAACTAATCCGTAGCGTTTAGCAAACTTGTATTGGTTGGTGTAACTATTCAGACTATGAATAAAAGCCGCTATTCGTTCCCTAAACGATTCGATAGATACACTAGACTTGAGAATGTTGCAAGACGCGCACGATGGGTTGTAGTTATCAATATGATTTGCATCAGGGTTATAAAATCCATCCTGAACTAATTTATCTTCTACCCATTTAACTCCATTCATTAACAATTCTTGTTCTGTCATTCTATGACCATCGGGATTTGACCAGTGCCCCCTAACCCATTTTGTTTTCCTTTGACATGGTTCTAAATGATCTACATGCCAACCTTTAGCTAAATTGCATCCGCAATAAGCACATTTGCCACCATATTTATTAAAAATTATTTCTCTCTCAGATTTTTTCATTTCTCAATATTAAATAGTCTGATTAAATCTTTTACGTCTTGGATGGTGGTGCAGTTGGGTACCTTATGCCATTCTCCGTGTATTAGGACATGAAGAACTGAAGGCTTATCATCAAATGGGCTCAATATTATCCTGCCACCGTAGTAAAAATCGTTTGGTCGTCTTTCCACAAACCCCAATTCAATCAACCCATCTTTTGCGATTGGGCCGGATTTCGGATTGGCATATTCATCCATAACATCGCTGGCATATCTTCTTGGGGCATCACCTCCGCCTGATATACCAGAATCTAAAGTTGGGTTCTTTAACCCTTTACTTTTTAAATATTCTTTTGCTGTCATAATTCGGGCATTTTTGGTAAATCCATCCACATTAAAACATTATAGTTATCATCAAATTCAGCATCGCCATCTATCTTGCCGTAGCAATTAGCCCAGACTATTGATTCGTTTGAAATATTCATTAAGCACATGACCTGAATATTAGTATAGCCTTCAACTATTGCTAATACATTTTCTGAGTAATCTTCGCCATCTATCATTTCTGGCAATCTCTCAGAACATTTAATCCATTTCGGATTGGCAAATTCTGCGCCTTTAATAAACGCAATACATTTAAATACGCAATAGGTAGTACCTTCTGGATACCTGTTAATAGCTTCCTGTTCTATTTCCGCTTTAATTTTCATGATTCATAAATTGTCTGGCGTATAGTTCTGTGGCTTCATCAATAATTGATAAATGGAACTCCCAATCGTCGTGTTCTCGGTCTAATCTATCAGATGGGATTGTGGTATAATGCTCGTAAGAATTATAGCCGTAACGTTGCGATATTTCGTTTTTAAAATCTAAAAGACTTTTCTTATCAAATTTTTGTGTGTAATATAATTTGCAATATTCCTCGACCATAATTATAATATTTTTCATAGTTGCATCAATATTAGATAGATAAATAGATAATGGGAATCCATTATTTTTACCCACAATGTCTTTGCACTCGCGCATGGTTTTTGTACTTTTTACAATTTCCCCGTCAATAAATCTCTCAGACCTATCCTCACGTTCTCTGAGGGACTTATCTTCGTAGTACTCCGATTCAAGTCTTTCGTCTTTTTTGGATTGGTGGCCTTCTTCTGGATTCATGTTAGTGTGGTCTTTTACCGCCATAAGCCCATGCAGTTTAGTTTCGCCTCCCCTGTTCCATCTAGTCTCACTAGCTTTCCAGAGGTGTGTTTATGGGTTGGTTGGGTCATGGGTTCATAATTAAATTTTCGATAAACGGATAAATTACCTCGCCTTTAATCGAATCGTTTTCAAATCTTACTATAGTTTGTTTTCCGTTTGTCATCTTATACCAATACAGTCCTAAGCCGTACATTCCAAAGCCATAGTCAACTATTATCTTCATAAAATCCGTTTAACCTGAAAAGTATCTTTATGGGCACTATTAATCCAATCGCAATCTTCTTTAGCGGACTCATAGGACATATACGTCATAAGTGTCAGATTTTTACTCGGATTTTGGGGATAACTATCTCTATATCGTCTATCACTTGATATATCTGTATTATTTTTTGCTCTATAAATAGCTCGTTCTCCTCCCATGCCAAGGGATTCACCCTTAAAATTGAAGTGTTCTTTCGCTGGAGACCAGGCAATAAATCTTTTTTTTAGTGTTTTCATTTGCTTTTATTCGAGAACTGGTATGTTTATGTACGTATTTGGGTTATGTTTTTTACTTCGATTATATATTTATCCATACCGTTATCACAATCAAAATGCGCAGTGGTTCCAATAACGACATTGAAGGATATATAGGGCGTGTTAAACGTTTTACCCTTATTTTCGCCATTTCCCTTAAATGTCACTCTTACACGTTGTCCTGATTGTAACTCTTCTATTTTCATATCCTTTTGTTTAGGGTAAATTTATTGGGGTTACTCCCTCCAATCGTAGAGTGGCAAAGGGCAATAAATACCATTCTCTGCGTCGTCATCTGTAATTGGACATTGTGGGTGGTCGCATTCACAATCCCTGCCAGCCATACATTCGGTTAACGGCTTGACTTGCTCCTGATCGGTTTTCTTTTCCATCTTTAGTTTTCATAGTTATTAAAATATTTCTTCTTCGATAATCCAAGGTTTTTGTGAAGCATTTTCAATAAATCTCTCAACTCTATCCTCCCGTTCTCTCAGGGACTTATCTTCGTAGTACTCCGATTCAAGTCTTTCGCCTTTTTCGGATTGGTAGTCTTCGTATGGGTTCATGGTGTTAGTGGTTTGGTTAAAAAATGTCTTTATAAAGGGGGCTTTTTACACCCCCTTTTCGCTCGGCGGATTAATCTTCTACTAATTTGAATAAGTCCCTACAATTAAGCTCATTACGGGCTTGTTGGTGTTCACCTTTTGTAATGCCATTTAATCCTAAATATTCAAACCAATTAATCCTATTTAGTTGAGCCGCCCGAGGGTTCGAACCTCCTACCTAACCTTCCGAATCGTCATTCAGTGCTCCCTTTTCCAAAAAGGGTATAAATTGGAAGCTGTGTAATTTATATCGGTTTGCCGTTTAAAACAATAAATGCCGTTTGAGCATCTATGAATTTATAAAATTCAGGATTAGATTTTGCTTGGCTTAAATGTGTTCTAAGATTTTTAATCTCCGAATCTGTACTCATTGGGCTTGCAATGACATTAAAGTGTTTACCCCCATTGCAGTCAGTGATGTATATATTATTACAGCCTCCCATTTGTTTCGCATGTTTTTCAGCAATCCTTCATTGAATTGCATATTCAAATGTAAGGGAAATATTTTGAATAAAAAAATAAAAGTGAAAATAAATATATTTTTATTGTAAACTATTTTTATTACATTTGGTAAAATTTTAAGCAAATGAGAAAACAAATCCAACCAATCAGAAAAAAAGCATCCACATTAAGGGATGAAAGAAACAGCCGTATTAAAGATATGTATAATACTTTAATGGCAATCGAAGGAAGCCAAAGGACTGCCGTATGCGAACATATTGCAGATGTATTGAAAAATGAATATCCTGTAGTGAGTTATTCAACTGTTATAAAGGTTACAAAATAAAGTTTAAGATTATTTTACTATATGACAATTCAATGACAAAAGTATTAATAAGTCAGTGTATATTTGACTATACCAAAAACGAAAATAATATGACAACTCAAACATTCAACACCGAATTAGAATTTAGCCAAATGTTCAACTTTAACATTCAGCCAAGTGCAATTAAAAAAGTTAACGGAATTGAAGTAAATGTATTTCAGGCACCGTTGCAAAAAAATAGTCTTTCGGTTACAAGAAAGCACGTAATGCTTGAAAATTATAGCGTTGCAGCACAGAGCACCGATTACACATTTATCAATGCACCTTTTACAGTTGAATATTAAATCAAACGAACATGAAAACAATCCACCCACTACTAATGACTATTCTAAGAGTAGTAGTCATTGCAGCATTAATCTTTATTGTTGTTTACCCTTTAGTTATTAGGTTATGACCAAAATCTACGAATGCCTGATGCCGTTTAGATGCGGAAACAGGTCTTACCTTTGGGGCGAGCAAATCGGACACCGTGAATACATGGCACTATTGCCTAAACATAGGATTAACTTTTCAATTGCAACGAGGTAGTTATGGAAAAAATAACAGTAAATGCAGAGTTCTTATTTGAACTAAAAAGCAAGCAGGATTGGGTAAACAAAGTGCCGAATATTTTGCCTGAAAAAATAAGAGGTGGTGAAACTTGGATATGGTTAGATAAAAATGGCGATGTATTTGAAAGGGGATTAGACTTTATGGCTGCCGAAACATTAAACACATACCCATGCAAAGTTTACAGAACAATAAATGTTGCACACAATGATATTAAACAATGACCCAAAGAACCGAAATAGACACTCAACTCAGCAAGGCTCAGAGAGTGCCACAGGACAGTAACGAACTGTTTGAGCAGATTAAAATTAACAGTCTGTCAGAACTTGACAGGATTAAAAGAGAATCTTATGTTGAAAAGTTAAAGAAGCATATTGAATATCAAAACGGACTTATCAAGGTCGTTATGCCTAATTTCTCTAAAGATTCTCAGGATTTACTACAAAGGGCTATCAATGAAGGCAAAGAGTTAATTGAGGAGGGGAGATGATGGATAAGCTAAGAGTACAAAGTAGTGCATATCCAAACGGTGACTACATTACCTATTCAGATGGTATGCCTAAACCTCGCATACTGCCATCAAATCATCCAGACGTATTAAAGATGCGTTACCAAAGGGCAGTAAATCGTTACAAGCCTGAGCGTACTGTCACAGAACAGGCACAGGTAATTATCAACATGACTTCGGCAAAGTTAAGGAGGGCGAAGTGATGAAACGCAACCCAGAGAACTTGACAGCGTTCTGGTTAATAATTTCCGCAATGTCAATTGTAGTCTTATTTTTTTTAGCTGAGGTATTTGTTAAATTTTATTTGGAAGTGTTATGATTTGCGGAAAATGTAATAAAGAAGCAAGCAGCCTGCATTCTATTTTTGGCGAATCTGGGTATTGCCTTAACTGTTATCACGTTAAGCGAGATAAAGAGTTTCCATTCATTGTTAGATTCGATAATGAGTATCGAGAATTTGCAACCACAGAGGAAGCAAATGAATTTGTAGATGAATTACACAGGGCTTATGTTGAACGCAAAAACTAAAATCATGAAACACTCAAACGACAACTACCCAAATCGGCAATCCCATCACGAATCCGACAATGTAATATTATGGTTAGAAATCGGATGGGTATTGCTTATTTTGATTTGTTTTTTAGTATATTAGTATCATTGTCCAGCTTCGAAATTATGACATCACCTAAAACATTATCCTTACTGCCTAAGTACCGAGTCGAAGCCGGGAAAGGGCGTGAGGATTTTTAATTTATGGAAAAATCAGAATCAATAATCAATCTTGCAAAGGCTTTAATGGCTTTTCAGATGAAGGTTGCAAAAATCAACAAAGATGCGGTAAATCCTTTTTTTAAATCTAAGTACGCTTCACTTTCAAACATTCAGGAAGCTATTTATACTCCACTTGCCGAAAGCGGTTTAACTTACTCTCAACTTCCATCAGGACAAAATGGGCTATGCACTATTTTAATTCATGCAGAATCGGGAGAGTATTTTTTAGATACATACACCATGCCTGTTGCTAAACAGAACGATCCCCAGGCAGTAGGTAGTGCGATAACATACGCTAAAAGATATGCGTTAGTTGCCATGCTTGGCTTAAACATAGATGAGGATGATGATGGAAATGAGGCAAGCAAAAAACCTAAGCCAGAAAATAAAAATGATGATAAGAAATGGTTAAATCCACATACTCCCGAATGGAATGAAGCGGTTAAATATTTATCTTCCGATGGAACTATTGAAAAAATCAAGAGCAAATACATGATTTCTAAAACAAACGAAGAATTATTAAAAAAAGCAATAATATGAGCAAAGAACTATTCTTTAACATGAGAGCCGAAGAAATGGCTACCATGTATGACCATTCTTTCACTAAAAAAGATGCTGAAACAACAGGGTTAAATCTTGTTAAACAAATCTTTGAGAATGGCGAAGTTGAACCGATTAAGGTCATGTCTAATATTGTCAGATTAAAGGCCGTAATAGATTCGGCAGAGAAATCATTCAGGGAACGCCTGAGCCTTCAAAATGCTGATAGTTGGAATGGTGTAACCTTTACCCCTAAAAATGGCTCAGAGAAGCTAAATTTAAGCGAAGATCCTGTTTATGCTGAATTGGAAGCTAAACTTAAAGAGCGTGGCGAATTGGTTAAATTAGCAACCAAATCAAAAGATACTATTTTCGATAGTGATGGATGCGAAGTACCAAAGGTATCATCAACTTTTAATAAGGCATCAATTACAATTACTTTCTGATGAAAATAGTTTTAGTCAAAACATTATCAGGCTCAATTATTCCGGCATACGATCAGGATAAAGAAAAGTTAAAGCAGTTTAAAGCAGGAGAGCCTTTTATGGCAGATGTAACCAAGCCGAGAAATTTACGATTCCACAAAAAGGCGTTTGCATTATTTAATATGGTTTTCCAGAATCAAGAAGTTTATACAAATTTAGATGATTTACGATACGATCTAACCATTGAGGCAGGATTCTTTGTCGAAGGTTCAAACTTCTTAGGTGAGCCAGTAAAACGGCCAAAAAGTATATCATTTGCAAGCATGGATGATTTGGAATTTGGGGAATATTACGAAGCGATTATAAAGACAATAGTCAGGTGTTTTAACTTTGATAGGCAAGACATTTTAGATAACGTGGAGGATTTTGCATGAGAAACAGGTCACTTAAAAGAGCAAAGCAAGAACGTGAATATTCTAAACTTCGGGATAAGTTTTTAGCAGATAATCCGATTTGTATGTTTCCTGAATGTCAAAGTGAACAGGTCGAATTGCATCATGCTGCCGGAAGAGTTGGTAATTTACTTACCGATGTATCGACATTCAGATCATTATGCAGGTATCATCATCAATACGTAGAACTTCATCCTGACGTAGCCAAAGAATGGAATTTATCAATTAGCAGATTAGAAAAAAGAATATGAACCTCGGCATTCCATACATGGGTAGTAAAAGAAAACTTGCTCCAGACATTTTAAAGCTAATTACATCCAGACATTCTGGAATAACTGACTTTTACGACCTATTTGGAGGCGGTGGATCTATTTCTTTTAATGCTATTAAAGACTACCGATTCAATGTTCATTACAATGAGTTAAACAGGCATATATACCACCTCGTTAAATACCTGAAGGAAAATAAAGAACTCGAGCCTAAATTTTATGAATGGGTTACACGGGAGGTTTTCTTTGAGCAACTGGATCGTGAGGATGCTGATTGGTATTCCGGATTCGTTATGTCATGCTGGAGTTTTGGTAATAACTCCGAAAAAGGATATATGTACGGTGCAGATATTGAGGAGATAAAAAGGTGGGCGCATCAGTTTGTTGTATTCGGCTGTCTTGATTCAATGCACGCTTTAAAAATAAATATTCCAGAATTATGCTCAATTAAAGACGTTCAAAAGAGGCGGATTTATTTTTGTGATTATATTCAGAAAACAAATAAAGAGCGTTTTGATATTCAGAATTTAGAAAGATTTGTACAGTTAGAGCGCATTCAAAACCTGCAAAACCTGCAAAACCTGCAAATTACGAATTTTTCCTATAAAAACGTAATAATAACAGGGAAAAATCCTGTCATTTATTGTGATATTCCATACAAAGGAACAGGAGAATATAAAGAAGGTGGCTTCAATCATGAAAGGTTTTATCAATGGGCAAATGACTGCCAATATCCTGTATATATAAGCGAGTATGACGCCCCATTTGAAGAAGTTGAATCATTTACACATAGAAGCTCTTTGAGTGCCACAAACAACAAAAAGAAAACGATTGAAAAGATATTCTGGAACGGTAAAGGAATTATAAACCAAACTAAACTATTCTAATGAAACCAACAACCAGCACCTCCTACATTGATTCAACAGGTCAGACATTCATATTGCATCAATCAGTCGATGTTTATCGAGGCGAATATACCAATCGTCCCGGCAAGCCTGATTTTCAAACAACATCAGAACACGTTAAAAAGGCATTACATTTTAAAACATGGAAACCATGCTAACAAACACTAACCTATTCGGGCTGAAAGAGATAATCAATCAGCCGAAGCGAGAATACAACGGTGAATTCGCACCTAATTGCGACCATGCTCCTCAGGCAAATGTTAAGCGACATCTCGAGGCAGGCCTTAGTATAACCGTTCTCCAATGCCTTAAGCTATATGGTTCAACTGAGGCTAAACGAATCATTTGCAGGCTAAGGAAATCAGGAATGCCTATTGGGGACAGATGGCATTATCAAAATAATAAAAGGCGTTATAAGGTGTATTTTTTAGTTAAAGAAATAAAGAAATGAATTACTACATATTCCCCGGACTTGATAAAAAAGTCCAAAGACGTTTTTTAATCGGAGAGGTCAATTCGATTATAAACGTAACCTGTTCATTATTTAATGTCGATCCTGAAGATGTGATTTCTACAAATAGAAAACGTATTTATACTGAGCCTCGACAAATAGCTATGTATTTTATACGGAATAAAACCAATTTATCATTTGCTAAAATTGGTAAGATTTTCAGCGATAGAGATCATAGTACTGTACATTATTCAGTTGATTTGGTAAAGGATATGATTGACATTAATAAGAGGTTTAGGAAAAAAATTGAGGAGTTGGAAAAATTGATTTGATTTTTTGTTATTAAATATTAAATTCTTATCTTAGTACTGTAATAAAATCAGGGTGGTAGCTGGTTAAACGATTTTTAAACCTTTTCGGGGGCGGCGACTACCACAGCCAAACTCGAAAAGGTTTCTTTATTAAAAAATATTTTTATGAACGTAATTGATTTAAGAAACAGAAACAACTATCCAATGCTTTTGCAATTCAGTATTGAAAATTCAACTATTGATTTTTGTAATACCTCATTATCAGAGGTGGGAGATGAAATTATTATTCTCAATCACATTGGACTTATTAAAACCAATATAGTTAAAATATTGGACAATAGGCAAGCTAAACCGTATCATCAAGAAGGTATAATTTGGCAACGGGTTTTGGTTAAGTGATATGGCAAAAGATCCAGCATTTTTATTCTACCCTGGGGATTGGCTCGGCGGAACTATGGGTATGACCTTTGAAGATAAAGGCGCATACATGGAACTACTTATGATGCAATTTACAAGAGGTCATATGACCGACCATATGATAGGTCAAACGGTTGGTCAACTTTGGGTCAACATACAGGACAAATTTAAAAAAGACGATCAAGGTTTGTGGTTTAATGAAAGGTTAGATGTAGAGAAAGAAAAGCGAAAATCATACACAGATAGCCGTAAAAACAACATTAAAGGCACTAATCAACACACTAAAAAGGATAAAAAAACACATGGTCATATGACCTCCCATATGGAAAATGTAAATAAAGATGTAATTATAAGTATAGTTAGTTATTTAAATATAAAGGCAGAAAAAAAATTTAAAACAGATTCTGATAAAACAATCAAAACAATTACGGCAAGAATTAATGAAGGATATTCAGAAAATGATTTTAGAAAAGTAATTGATACGAAGTGTTTGAAATGGAAAAACGATTTAAAGATGTCAGATTATTTAAGACCTGAAACATTATTTGGGACAAAATTTGAAAGTTACCTTAACGAAACCGCATCAATAAAAGTCGATCACTCAATACCCGGCATGGTTTACTAATGGAAAAATCAAACTCGCAACTTTTACAGGATTTAGGCATTGAACTGAAGAATATAAAAACGTCAGGCAAAACGATCTGCCCGAAATGTTCGCACGATCGGAAAAAGAAAACAGATCCATGCTTATCGGTAAATGTTGAACAGGGAATGTATCGGTGTCATAACTGCGATTGGAAGGGCTACGTTTATAACAAATTTGAAAAACCAGAAAAAACATACTCAATTCCAGAATTTAACAACCGGACGGAATTGCCGAAAAATACAGTTGATTGGTTCTTTAAAAGAGGTATATCTCAACAGACATTGATTGACTTTAAAATAACTCAGTCCGAGGAGTGGATGCCACAGACAGGGAAAAAAGAACGTTGCATTCAATTTAACTATTTCCGATCCGAAGAGTTGGTAAATATTAAATATCGGACAGGGCATAAGCATTTTAAGCTATTCAAAGATGCCGAATTGATTATGTATAATATTGACAGTATTGTTGATTCGGATGAGTGCATTATTTGCGAAGGCGAAATAGATGCAATGTCATGGCATGAAGCAGGGTTTAAAAATGTGGTGAGCGTTCCAAACGGAGCAAGTAAAGGGGCAAGGCTTGAATATATTGATAATTGCTACAAGTATTTTGAACATAAAACTAAAATATTCTTATCGACCGATAATGATGAGCCGGGTATTGCATTGCGTGACGAACTATGTCGGAGGTTCGGAATTGAAAGGTGCTATAAAGTTAATTTAGGTGATTATAAAGATGCAAATGAGGCACTTCAAAACGGGTTTAAGCTAACATTAGATACCGCTACAATCTTCCCTATTGAGGGAGTTTTTACGATAAATGACGTTTGGGATGATATTGAGGATATTTACAATCACGGATTACCCGCAGGAGATAAGACCGGGGATATCGGACTTGATAATCACATTGGGTTTATGCCCGGAGAATTAACAATGGTTACAGGCATTCCGGGACACGGTAAATCAATTTACTTAGATCAGGTTAGCGTTGGACTTGCGATTAACTCTAATTGGTCATTTGCGGTTTGTTCTCCCGAAAGTTATCCGATTGGATTTTACTATACCCGATTAATAAAACGGATTTTAGGTAAAAAATTCAGCAAATACAACATTACACCCGGCGAATTGCAGGAAGTTAAAGATTGGATAGCTGATAGGTATAACATCATTATGCCCGGTTCTGGTTTTAATCTTGACACGATTTTAGAAAAGGCAAAAGCATTGGTTTTACGAAAAGGAATTAAAGGTTTAATAATTGATCCGTGGAATAGGATTGAAAATAACATATCTGAAGGAAAGGATATTATTTCAAATCTTCTTAAAATCATTAACTTTAATCAGCAGACAGGTGTACATACATTTTTAGTCGCCCACCCGACTAAAATGCCTAAAAAAGAGGATGGTATAAATTACGTTATTCCAAACCTATACAGCATTTCAGGATCAGCACACTTTTTTAACATGACCCAAAACGGGATGACAGTATACCGGAATTACAGCACTCAGGAAACTGAGGTTTATATTCAGAAAGTAAAATGGGAACATTTGGGTAAGATTGGGCAAGTAAATTATAAGTATATGGAGGAAAACGCCCGGTTTGTTGGCGAAGGAATAGAACCTTATGCCTCATGGATAGCGAAAAAAGAATTAACGGCAATACAGCCAAATTTAAACTTTGATAAAAATGAAGAAGAATTTGACCTCTTTTGAATTACCCAGCGATCAGCAATTAGTCGCTGTTTGGGATAAAGTTGACAAAATGCAACCAGGCGAAAGGATTATAATTAATTCCGCAGCACCTAATTTTCCCGAATTGCTTGTTAAAAGCCTTAAAATGTGGATGGACTGTTTCAAAGGGGGTGAGTTCAATTCTGATTACTCAGTCTTTCGGAAAATGGATATAGCCGAATACTTAAATTATAAAGCAGGATAATGCATACCTACCAAACACCAAAAGGAACGGTAACGGTAATGAGCCGGGATGAATTTCAGGATAAAAAGAAAATTGGGGTTAATTGCCTTACACGTAGTTTATGGCATTGGGATAAATACGGTGGAGATATAATTTATGATTCAAACCATGTAAAGGTTGTTACCTCTTCACGTTATTATCATGACCATGTAGAGCAATTCAATCCAATAGACATTTCAAAGTTCGGCATAGATTATTTTCTGTCCGCTCATAAAGATTTTTTGAACGATGATGAAATTGAGATTTTAAAAAGGTACTTTAATGAACAAATATAAAAACAGTAAAACGGTTGTCGATGGCCATAAATTCGATTCCCAAAAAGAAGCACGATATTACGGCATATTAAAAATGCGAAAGCTGGTAGGCGAAATAAAAGACTTCACGCTTCAGGAAACGTACTTGCTTGACGTTAATAATGTTAGAATAGGGAAATATATAGCCGACTTTAAAATAATTCATTACAACGGCTCTATTGAGGTCGTGGACGTTAAGGGTTTTAAAACTCCGGTTTACAATCTAAAAAAGAAATTAATGAAAGCGATACACGGAATTGAAATAATTGAGGTATGAAAAATATGAAAACACTAACAGACGAACAATTTGAAAAAATCAGGATGGCGATTAATTCAACCAACCTATGCCTAATGGCACATCCAGACAATGAGCCAGATTCGGAATTTGCAGACAGGATTTATGATTTGCAAGAATGCCAATCCATTTTAAAAAGTATTGAGCATAAAGAGGTATGAATTGAATTGTCATAGAAATGTCATATAGTAAAATTGCTATTGACACGTATTAGTATTAGTACTATCTTTATACTATACAAAAAGACAAAGAAAATGAAAGCAATAATTGAAAACAAAAACACTTACAAAGTAACAGGGGAAAGGGGCGATTTTTTTATCACAGAAGATAATAGGGGAAAAATTAAAATGTTTGTAAAATCTACTGTAGAAATTGTGGAAATCGATGCTTTGCCAAAAGCGAAAAAATATTCAGCTGGACGTGTGCCATCTGATGCACAATACGCTCAAACAAGAAAGATGTTTGCAATGGCAGAAGCTAATGATTTGTATCTTCCTTGCCAAGTTTCAAGAATGAAGTTCTAAATTATATAAAAATGAAAAACTGGGATAAATTAACATCGCAACAAAAAAAAGCTTTTGGAGATCGTTTCATTACTCACGAAAGCAACTTGTCCGCATGGGATAAAAATTTTGACGAACTTTCGCCGCTAAAAAAGTGCAGAGTTATTAATTTTTTGCCATCTGACACATCGACACTTAATTACGTTATCTCTTAATGACCCCATCAATTAAAACAGCCCGGTTAAATGCCGGGCTTACTCAAAAACAGTTAGCTGATAAAATCAATAGTTATTCCGCTAACATTTCCGAAATGGAATCGGGGAAGTTTAGTCCAAACTTAAAAACTCTGAAAAAGATTTCCAATGCGCTAAATGTCACTTTTGAAATTAAGCCCGATTTGCATTATTGAAAAATTTGTATATTTGAATAATCAAATTATTTCAGAACCGTATGCAAGAGAACAGAGGAGGAGCCAGAGAAGGTGCAGGGCGTAAGCCTAAAGCTACCGAAATACAACTTATAGAGAGATTATCGCCTTTAGATGATCTTGCCTTAGACACTCTTAAAATGCGTATAGCAGAGGGAGATATGGCAGCCGTTAAATTATTCTTTGAGTATCGTTATGGTAAACCAAAGCAAGATATTGGTGTGTCTGGCGAAATGTCGCTTATCTGGAACGAAATCAAAAAATACGAATCTAAATAATGGAACTATCCATAAAACAAACGATAGCCTTAGATTATTTAGAGGATGATATTACAAAAGAGTTGGAGTTTGGAGGAGGAGCAGGCGGTGGTAAATCAGCATTGGGTTGCTATTGGCAAATTAAACGCAGGTTGCAATATCCGGGTACAAGAGGATTAATTGGTAGGGCATCTCTTAAAACTCTAAAAGACACAACACTAAACACTTTCTTTCAGATTGCATCGATGCAAGGCTTAAAAGCAGGCAATCATTTTAACTACAATCAGCAATCAAACATCATCAAATGGTTTAATGGTAGTGAAACTCTGCTAAAAGATTTATTTTTATACCCATCAGATCCAAACTTTGACGAATTAGGTTCGCTTGAAATTACGGATGCTTTTATTGATGAAAACAATCAGATAGTTGAAAAGGCTTGGAATATAGTAAAATCACGTATCAGGTATAAATTAGATGATTTTGGATTGATCCCCAAAATGATGGGATCATGCAATCCTTCAAAGAATTGGGTTTATAATCGCTATTACAAGCCGTTTAGAGATGGAACGCTACCGGATGATAAGAAATTTGTGCAGGCTTTAATATCCGATAATCCCTATATCTCAAAGCATTACAAGGAAAATCTATTAGGATTAGATAAAAACTCAATTGAAAGGCTTTTATATGGGAATTGGGAGTATGACGATGATCCATCCTCTTTAATACCTATTAACAAGATTTACGACTGCTTCAGCAATGAGTTTGTAGATGACGGCGAAATGTACCTATCTGCTGATATTGCACGATTTGGCAGGGATAAGACTGTTATAGGCATTTGGAGCGGGTTCAGGCTAATTAAAATAGTTACGATTGATAGAAACAAAGTGACTGAGGCTGCTGATCGAATAAAATTACTATGCAGGGAGTTTTCAATCCCGATTAGTAACGTAATTATTGACGATGATGGAGTTGGTGGAGGTGTAACTGATATACTTTCCGGTGCGACTGGATTTGTAAATAATTCAAGACCGATTGAAAATTCTCAGTCTGGTGAAGTTGAAAATTACAATAATCTAAAATCACAATGTTATTATAAGTTGGCAAATCAGATAAACTGCTCAAATTTGTATATTGCTGAAAATGAGTACAGAGACTTAATCGTTCAGGAATTAGAACAGGTCAAACAATATAATCAGGATAAAGACGGGAAAAAACAAGTATTGCCAAAGGATAAGATTAAGGAATTGATTGGCAGATCGCCCGATTTCTCCGATATGATTATGATGCGGATGTGGTTTGCTTTGGGTAAGAGATTTGAATTTGCAATAAAATAATTACATTTACAACATGAAAACGTCTGCATACGAACTTTTAATTATATTTGCAATAGGTTTTTTACTATTTTCGTTTATTGCAGGAAGTATAAACACATTAGATTGGGGTATTATATTACGTTCAATATATATTTTAGTATGTTCGGCTGTTTTTTTAATCAATAAAAGATATGGCTAATGTTTAAGGGGTTATCCAAAATTATAGGCACTTTTCAACCGGTTGAGAATAATATCCTCAGCCAAATAGCCTATCAGTATTTTACCAATAATGACATTGTTTGGTACGATAATGCACAAGCGGAAGTATTCGTCAATAGAGGTTACAGGCAAAACGCTAATGTTTATGCCATTGTCCGAAAGATTGGGGATAAGAATAAAATAGCTCCTTTGTTGGTTTATACTGAAAAGAAAGGTAAAAAGAATCTCACCACAAAATATAAACAATACAAATTTTCAGGCAATTCAGATACTCATACGCAGTCTATTGCGATGCGTTCAAAGGCTTTGGAGTTTGCTGAAGGTACTGATTTAGGGCAATTGCTAAGACAGCCCAATCCGCATCAAACATGGTCTGAATTTATGGATGATGTTTCTGGATTCTATAATACTTGCGGTGAAGCGTTCATTTATGGAGTAGGCCCCGGCGAAGATTCAAAGAACTTTGGAAAATATACAGAACTTTATGCAATGCCTTCGCACTTAGTTACAATTGTAGCAGGTGACATCATGAATCCGGTTAAAGGATATAAGCTACGTATTGGGGATGTGACAAAAGAGATTTCTGCAAGGGATGTCTGTCATATCAAAATGTTTAACCCTTATTGGACTGTTACAGGCGATCAGCTAAGAGGTCAAAGCCCATTACTTGCAGGATTAAAATACTTGAAGCGTAATGATGTAGGATTATATTCATCATCAAAGTTATTAGAAAACAGGGGGGCGGAGACGATCGTAAGCCCAAACCATCCAGATTCAAAATATTGGTTAAATCCTAATCAGGTAACTGCCACAGAGCAAGCATTAGGGGAAAAGATAAACGGCCCAGCAAACAAAGGTAAGACCGTAGTATCTGGTATGCCATTACAAGCGATTCAATTAGGATTAAGTCCGCAAGCCTTGCAGATTATTGAATCAATGAATGACGATGTTACGACACTTTGTTCACTTTGGGGAATAGACCCGATATTATTAGGAAGAGGTACGGGAACTTATTCAAATCAGGAACAGGCACGAAAGGCATTGGTAACTGACATTACTATACCGTTTTTGAACATGATTGAGCAAAAGTTAATGCAATGGTTAGTACCTGCTTACTCAAAATCGGATAAAGTTGAGTACATCATTGACTTTGATACGACTGTTTACCCTGAATTGCAATCTGATATGAAGCTGATTAAAGAGGTTTACTTAGATTCAAAAGTTCTTACAACGGATGAAAAGAGGGTAATGATTAACTTTGATGAGAGGGGTACTCCAGATGCTGATGTTATTTTAGTTGATTCAGGGATGATACCTTTATCAGATGCCTCAAGTTCAATGCCTGATGATGGAGAAGCAAAAGACATCTTTGGAGATTATCGCTAATGAGCGTTACCCAATCCCTGCAAAGTGTTGCACGATCAGACTAAGGCAGATACTTGCTAAAAGAAAATTACTTATAGAACGACTGACCAATGACCGAGAGAGAGATAAGGAGATTATACCAACGTGATCTGAACCGCTATCTGAAATTCGCTTACCGTGAATTTTACAAAGGGCTTAAAGAACAGGTCAGTCCAGCTTTAGAAAACCCATACGCTCAAGTATCAGCCGAGCCAATGATACGGGCATATAATCGGGTCTATGAATATGCCGGAACAGATCAAGCTAAAAAAGAATATGCAAGGCTAAAAAAACAGGAAGGCACAAAAGTAGAATTACAATTACTGTTAGCTACTTGGCGTTTATGGATGCGTGATTATGTAGTTAACAATTTAGCTACCATGATTACCAATGTTTCACAAAACACTCAGGATGCGATAAATAGAGCCTTGCAGGATGGATTGTATGAGGGCGATACTCAATATCAATTAGTTAATCGAATTTACCGTTATACTTTGGGGGAGGTTGGCAGAGTTCGTTCCCGATTGATTGGCAGAACGGAAGTTACCAGAGCGACCAACGTAGGGAAGCGAAAATCAGCAGACGATTATTCCAATCTGAATAACGGAATAACCATGTATAAGAAATGGATTCACGTTCCACAGAAAGAGAATAGAGATACTCACGTTGCAGAGGGAAACAAGCCTCCGATTCCGATTGATCAGGATTTTGAGGTGCTGAATCAACAGACTGGTGGCATAAATCTAATGGCACAACCGGGGGATCCTACGGCAGGGGCATCACAGACGTGCAATTGTGGATGTACGGTAATTTATATGTCTGAAAGATTTGCACGTAGAAATTATAAAATGTAAATTAGTGCTTTCATCATTAGTGTTTGGTTTATGGGGATCGGGTGTCTTGGGAGAGCATCCGATTTTTTTGTATTTAATGTTACAAAGTGTTACATTTACATTATGGCAAAGAAAAGAATATTTGTTAATGTTACAGATAACCAATTAAAGGTTATTGAAAAATTAAGGAATCAAGAAAATAGAAGTCAGTCATACATTGCAACTATGATTTTTAATGATGGTTTTAAGTTAGTAGAGAAAAATGAAATTGGAATATCAGGCGATGGGTTTATTGAATTTCAGGAACGGTTAAAAAATCATCCGTTTTATAAAGAAAAAAATAAATGAACACAAAGCTATTAAGGCTTAACGATCTTGAACGCTCCCCGTTATGGGATACAGGTAACAGGAAATTTTTACACAGATGGAAAGAACACAATCAAATATTTACTAACGAAATGGCAAAAGCTAAAAAACCCAAAGGTTTAAAAATTCTGATTACTACCGTATTTGACCGTAACTATAAAGAAGCTGGCAAAACAATGTTTAATACTATCCGAAGATATACGGATTGCACAAACATAGATTTTAAAGTCATTACGGCTGATACCGAAGTATTAAAAGAGTTTGGAGCGGATAACTGCCATTTTATAACCGATGAGATAAAAGCAAGATATGCAAATGTAAAATATAGTACTGATTTGCCGGAGAATAAGTATGCGACTTCGTGGTATCGGTACGAAATATTTAACATGACCGGATATGATCGGGTTTTGTGTATTGATTGCGATTGCATTTGTATTCAGGACATTTCCTATCTGTTTTCAGAGGAATTAAGCGAATTTGATTTGATTTCAGTTGAGGATCATATTGTATCAAAGTGCTTTATGGCTCATGTTCCTGCTTTAGAACGTCAGGGTCTCAGATTTGAAAAGCTAATGCAACGGATGAAAGAAGGCAAGATTGATATTCAGCCTGCTTTATTGGTTGCTAATAAATCAATAGTGAATAACAAATGGTATAGCAAGTTACTTGATTATGCTAATTCAGCAGACTTTTCATATTCGATTGATGAGGGGGTATTGAATGATTTTATCTACATGGAAGGTCTTAAGATTAAGTTACTTCCTTTAGAATGGGATTATCAAGACTGTTATGAGATTCATTGCAGGACACTACCAATACCTACTAATCCAATTATTGTTCATTGTCAGGAATCTAAGCCTTTTAAAAAGACTAAGCAACAAATAGACAAACGAATGCACAAATGGCATGATAGATGGCATGAAGAAGCTAAACCGATTCAAGACAGAACGATTGTTGCTATTATCATTTGGAACAGGTTCGAGAATCTTAAATTATGGCTTAACTGTTGGAATCAATGCGATAGAGCCGGTGCGGAATTAGTTATCGTTCACAACTTAGAACAAGATAATGACAGATATGCTCAGATATGTAGCGATTACGGTGTGAAGTATGTTCCGCGTGAAAACAAAGGCTTTGACATAGGGGCTTTTCAGGATGTATGCAAAGAACGATTAAAAGGATTCCCGAATAAATGGGATAATTTAATATGGATTACAGACGACTGCATACCAATGTCTAAAACTTTTGTAAGCCAGTATTTAACTGAATTAAATGCAGGGAACTTACCTTGTTATGAGATTTCAGATGTCGTAAAAAGGCATGTAAGGACAACAGGATTCTCAGTAACTAAAGAAATAGCTAAGCAATTGACATTCCAGAAAGACCAGATTGAAAACCGCGAAGACTGCTATCACTTTGAGCATAAAAGCAAAACGGCTTTATATGAGCAGATTATAAGCATGGGGAAAACGCCTGTAATGCTTTCCAAAGACCTGAAAGAATCACCATTATGGGATGAGGGGGTAAGAGGCCATTTAGATTTGAAAGGAAAACATGAACAGGTATTCCAGCCACTTCCAAAAGGAATTACTAAATTAGAAAATGATAGTATTCTTGACCGGTTGGCAATTAAACATAAATGCGATAAGTCATCACGTTATCACAACTATTGCGTAAAGTATGATAAGCTACTTTCGCATTATCGAGATACATTTACATCTATTCTTGAAATAGGTGTTGCACAAGGGCAGTCAGTTAGCATGTGGGCTGATTACTTTTCAAGGGCTATCATACACGGGGCTGATATTTCAAAAGCATCTGAATCATGTGAGGCATATTCTGACCGGATTAAGTTTCATTTGCTTGACCAAAGGAATTTGGCGCAATTAAAAAACATTGAACAGTTTTCACCGTTTGACTTAATTATTGACGATGGGAATCATTTCTGGATGGAACAGATTCAAACATTCCAAACCTTATTCCCCTATCTTAAATCGGGAGGTATTTACATTGTTGAAGATACCACTACATCCTACTGGAGAGAGTACAAAAATGCAAGGATTTCACCTGTTGAATATTTTAAAACCTTTGCAGATGATGTTCACTTAAAAGGGCGTAGGGGAACTGTTCCGTTAAATGCACCGGCTGAATTTGGAGATTGGGCAAAAGGATGGCACCGGAGAGAGGACTGTCATACAGGTGTACCGTTATTTGATTCGGTTCAATTTATGAATGGATTTATAGTAATTACGAAAGCATGAAAATAGTACTATTCGGAGGCTCAGGTATCTTAGGAACCGAAATGCAGAAACATTATGACCTGAATTACCCATCAAGGGCAGAGGTCAATATCACTAATATGTCTGATATCCTGATTTACTTAAAATCAATTAGACCGGATGTGGTTATCAATGGGGCAGCGGTTACGGATAACAGGATAGTTGAAAAGAATCCAATTTCTGCGATTGATACGAATATTATAGGTTCTGCAAACTTAGCCATTGCCTGTTTATCGCTTAATATCAGATACGTTTATATTTCGACTGATTACGTTTATCCTGGGGATCATGGAAACTATCAGGAATCAGATCCGATAATGCCGTTCAATTTGTATTCATGGACAAAGTTAGGAGGCGAATGTTCAGCAGTAGCGGTTAAGAATCATTTAATTATCCGTACTTCATTTGGTGCAAATACGTTCCCATATAAAGAGGCTTTTACCGATAAATGGACTTCAAAGGATTATGTAGATCAGATTGCGCCTTTGATATATGAGGCTTCAATAAGTCCATTGACAGGAGTTTTAAATTTGGGGACAGAACGCAAGACATTGTACGATCATGCCTCAGAACGCACTGAAGTAAGCCCAGTTAAGATTTCAGATACTAACTTTGCAACGCCTTACGATACTTCATTGAACTTGCAACGATGGCAAAATTACAAAGCTGATAAGTCAATTGCAAAGCCTCACACAAATTGCAGGGTTTGCGGTTCGGATAAGTTGGTAAAATATCTTGATTTGGGATTAATGCCATTAGCAAACAATCTTGAATCAAAGGCAGTTGATGCAAAATCAAAAGAGCGTTTCCCATTACAAGTCATGTTCTGTACTGATTGTTCACTATCTCAGTTATCCGTAGTTATAGACCCTGAAAAAATGTTCAGTTATTACACGTATCGGAGTAGTGTAAATAAGCCGTATGTAGATCATTGCAGACAAATGGCAAATGATTTAAGATTATACGAGATTGACGAAAACTCATTTCATATCGACATTGCCGGGAATGATGGAACACTATTAAAAGAGTTCAAATCAGTACACAACCATAAAGTCCTAAACATTGACCCTGCATCAAACCTGACTGCAATATCAGAGGCAAACGGAATCCCTGCAATATCTGACTTTTGGAGTCAGGACGTTGCCATTGATGTAGTGAATACATACGGAAACGCAGACTTAATCACGGCAACCAACGTATTCGCTCATTTGGATGATGTCAAAGGGTTTTTGCAGGCTTGTGAATATACTTTGTCATATAATGGAATATTGGTAATTGAAAACCCGTACCTGATAGACTTCATTGAAAATATGGAGTTTGATACGGTTTACTTTGAGCATGTGACTTATTGGAGTTTAACGCCGCTTGTAGAGTTATGTAAGCATGTAGGTTTAACCGTTATCGATGTTCAAAAGCAAGATATTCACGGTGGTACAATGAGGTACATAATTGCTAAGGATGAATCTTATAAACAATCTGAACAGGTAAGTAGCCTATTAATTTCTGAAATTGAATATACTTATTTATCAAAATATACTGATTGGTCAGCAAAGGTTTATGATTTGGTAGGCAACTTTTCGGCTCAATTACTTGCACTTAAGAAGTCAGGTAAAAAGATTGCAGCGTTTGCGGCTTCGGCAAAGGGCAATACCTTGCTAAACATGGCAGGCATGAACACGGATATAATTGATTTTATTGCAGACGATACGCCTGAAAAGATTGGCAAGTTTTCACCGGGTACAGGGATTCCTATTGTCGGCATAGGGGAAGTTAAAAAGCATGAACCTGATTACATAGTTATATTAAGTTGGAATTTTACAGATGCAATCATTGAAAGATTAAGACCTATTTACAAAGGCAAGTTTATCGTGCCTATACCTGAATTTAAAATTATAGAATGATATGAGCGATATTAAGTACTGTCCTGAATGTGGCGAAAAGGCTTATATATACCGGCCAATGTATAGAAAAATAAAGCAGACGTTTTTTACTTATAAACAATGGAGTTGCTACCAATGGGAGTGTCTGAAGTGTAAGCATAAATCAGATGAAATTTGTGAAAGAACTATTTAAATGATTATCCACTTTATAACCCCATTTGCACGAGATAAAAACATAGGCAGAGAATATAACTCTCGCATATCAGAACTTCCTGATGACTGCTATATCTGTCTCCGAGATCAGGACACTTTACCATTACGACCAGACTTTGGCGCACAAATCTATCAGGTAATTGAAGCTAATCCTGACTTTCAAATTATCGGTTGCATGACTAACCGATTAAGAGCGCCGTATCAATTAGTAAACGGCAAGTTTAATTCAGATTCCGACATTTCAAATCATATTGAAATCGCTAATCAGCAATGGGATAAGTACGGTACTAAAGTAACAGAAGTCCCAATGGTTGCCGGGATGTGCATGATATTTCATAAGTCTGTTTGGGATGAAGTAAGGTTCAAAGAGAATTCAATATTCTTTGATAAAGAATTCTGCAATTCAGCACGTAAAAAGTTTAAGATCGGAGTAGCTAAAGGTGTGTATTTATTTCACTTGTATAGATGGGGGCAAAATAATCCGTTTACCTATGTTAAGCATTTATTATAATTATACGCATTTAAAACAATGTTTGCAATACGGTGCTTCAAAACTATTAGCGGGCACAATAAACTCATGTTTGCATTTTAGGTTTATATAAACTCCTGCATTGTTTTCAATTACATATAATACATCAATAGGCAACCTATGTTTTTCAGGATCATGATTTATAAAAACTTTATCGTGTAACCCTATTTTGCATTTTCTTTTTACTTCTTCTGTCATAAGTTACCATATTTAGGATAAGTGTAAGTAACCCGTGCTGTTTTTAAATTTTTTATAAAATCATCCCGGTCAAGACCAATTTCGACTTTGCTTATGTTTCTAATAGCATTCTTTAATTTTTCTTTATTTTTTGGGTTTAACATCTCAGCAATAATAATATTTGATGCCGGATCTTTTAAAAATTCATTAGATACTTTTATATACAATACTTTCCTTTCTCGCTCAAAAAACTTCTTAAGTTTCTTATGTAGCTTAATTTGCGATTTCCTTATTTTTTTACCCATGTTACTTCATTTTGTTCATATCCAAATTTGGCAAACCATCTCTTAATAGTACTTTCCTTTAGTTCTCCATTTATAAACCTACGCTTAAACAAAAACGCTGCCTGAGCGGACATATACGGAGCGTACCATTTATGCTCTGATGTTATTAGTTTAAATAGTTCTGGTGTTGTCATAATTCTATATCAAAGCTACGCATACAGTTCTGTATATCAAAACATTCTAAGCGTATTTTTTTAATATTTAATTTTACGTCAATGAATCAGCTAACGAAAGACCACAATTCCGAAATTAAGGAGCTTGACGAAAAGAAAGGCTACGTTGAGGCTATTGCTAATGCTTATAATAATGAGGATAGCGATGGGGATATCTCGCATCCTGGTTCATTCATGAAAACTGTTTCTGAGGGGCGTAAAAAGCTAAGGGTTTATAAGAATCATGATACAAGGCTTTTGGTCGGAGTACCTAAAGAGTTAAGGCCTGAACATCCTGATGGGTTGTTTACAGGTACTCAGTTCAACATGGAAACGGACTTAGGCAAGGATATGTTTAACGACATAAAGCTAATCCACTCAAACGGTCAGGAAGCTGATTTGTCAATAGGCTATCAAGTTGTAAGACGTGACCAGAAAAACCCAAAGATAATTACTGAGTACAATCTCAGAGAATATTCATTCTTGACAAGCTGGGGAGCAAATCCAAACGCGGTTGTTTTAGGTGCAAAGTCAAGTGCTTCCGATATTATTGACCATTTAACTAAAATGTATAACCTTCCTTATTCTGATTCAAGATTAATGGAAGTAGAAAAAATACTAAAATCACTCACAACAGCGCCGGACAATTCCACCCTGAAAGATGAGCCGATTGATGCGAAACAATTATTAACTCACATTCAAAACTCATTCCGATATGGAAATTAAAGAAATAACTGAAGCTATTGACTTAGCTTCTAAAGGCCTGAAAGATGGCGTAGAGGGTGCAAAAACACAAGCAACTGATGCTTTAGCTGAGGCTAAAAAAGCACTTGAGGCACTTGAGGCAAAAGCCACAAAAGAGGATATTACTGCTATCAAAGATGATTTGACAGCGAAAGTAAAAGAATTGCAAGATCAGCATGATGCCCTGTCTACTAAAATGAATAAGAAAACAGAAACAACCGGAAAACTTAAATCATTTGAGCAGGCATTCACTGAGGCTTATATGGAGCAAAAGGACACTATCAAAGCAATCATTGCAAATGATGGCAAACAGGATGGCCCTTTGGTATTCGATTTAAAAGAAGCAGTAACAATTGGCGACTTCAACACGATTGAGGCGGTAGGTTCTGAAAGCAATTACAGCTTAACTCAGAATACAGGTATTATCAGCCCTATCCGTAAACGTCAATTGACTTACTTGCAAAACGTATCAACTGGGTCAATGGCTAAACCTTATGCGATGTGGATTGAGGAGTTGGATGAGCAGGGCACTCCAATCTTTATTGGTGAGGGCGACACTAAAACATTTTTGTCAGTTCGTTATGAAGAGCGTCAAATGGTTGCTAAAAAGATCGCTGTTTACGGCAAGGTTACAACCGAGTTTATGGATGACTTGCCACAACTGATGTCATACGTTCAGAACAACTTGATGAAACGTGCCGATATTGCAACTGAAACTGATTTGTTTTCGGGGCCTGGAACAGGCGACAACCTGAAAGGACTTGATGAGTATGCAACTGCATTCACAGGTTCTACAATGGCCGGGACTATTACCGATGCAAATGAGTTTGACGTTTTAATCGCTGCAATCCTGCAAGTTAAAAAAGCGTTTGGTATTCCTACAGGATTCTTTGTAAATGAGGGATTCCTTGCTAAAATGATTTCGACTAAAACCACCGTAGGGGAGTACACTAATCCAACTGCGTTTTTAGGTCGTGACGCTCAGGGTTACACAACTCTGCAAGGTGTTCGATTGATCGGAACTAACGCTTTAGATTCTTTAGGAATTGACTTCATTGGTGGTGACTTATCGGTTATCAATGTACTATTTAGACAAGGCATGAGGGTTCAGATTGGATTGGATGGAAACGATTTTATCAATAACAAGAAAACTATATTGTTAGAGCAGAGATTGGTTCAGTTCGTATCTGCTAATGATACTCAGGTGCTTGTTAAAGGTGATTTTGCAACTGCAAAGGCATTGCTTGAGGCTACAACCTAAGTTAAGCAACTCATAAGATAAGAGCCCTGTTATCTGCTAAAGGTGGCAGGGCTTTTTAATTATCTAATCATGAAAGTAGAATATATCAAATCACATAGTTCAGGGAACAGAGGGAAAATTGCAGAGGTATCGGATAGCTTCGGGCATTACCTGATTATCTCCGGTCATGCTTTGCAGTTGACTAACAAAAAGGATAAATCAACTTATAAAACGAAAGACGATGTTTCAAAGTAAGATAGTAACTGATTTAACCGAAGAACCTGTAAGCCTGCAATATTGTAAGGACTTTATGGAGATTGATTTTAGCGACTTTGATACTTTAATTACCAGACTAATTAAAGCGGCTCGTATTTCCTCTGAAAAGTTCACAGGCTTGGCATACGGGAAAAAAGAGATCCAATTAGTCAGCAATCAGTATAAAGTTGATTTGCCTTACGCTCCGTTTAAAGAGATTATCAGTTTAGTAGATAAGGATGGAAACGCTATAAGTTCAACTGATTATAATCTATTCGGGTATGATACGCCACAAATTACGGTTGGTGTACCTTGCAGACCTGCAAATTATGACCCGTATTGGGATATTTTAGGTACTGCCTTGCGAACTTACAACGAATGGACTTTGAACTATTATACAGGCTATTATACTCAGACAGGTTCAGTAGTTACCAATACATTACCAGAAGATTTAAAATCAGCTATCTGTATGAGAGTTGAAACGGCTTTTAAGTACAGAGCAGATGCAACTAATGAGCAAGTAAATAAAGCTATCAATACAAGTACTGAATTAGAGTTTAGTTACCGTTTAAATCCGATAGTATAATGACCGGGAATTATGATCAGCGAGGTACTTTTATTGACTTTCAGGATATATCTGATGGTGCAGGAGGTACAACACCTGAGCGTATTGAATTGTTACGAACTTTCATTGCTATTGACCAAATCCGATCACGTTCTGATTTAGAACAGATGGAAAGGCAATTAGAGCAGATTTATAGATTAAGGATTAAGTATAGAGAAGCATTTACACCAACTAACTTAATGTATCTCGAATGGAACGGTTATCAATATACTATCAATTCAGTTGAATTACAAGGCACAAGGCATAAAAGAGAATACACTATGTTAATAGTTCAGGACAGACCAATTGAAACTACGTAATGGCAAATGCAACGGTTAAAATACAGGGATTAAAGTCACTTGAAAATCGGTTAAAAAAGCTAAGCGAAAAGACTATTGCTGATGTAAAATTGCAAGTGTTGGATAGTGCAACGCAGATTGAGCAAGATGCTATAAGGGATGCCCCTAACTTCTTGCTGATTATGGGTAAAAAATCAGATCCAGAATCAATTAGCGTTGCTCAGTTCATAAATAAAACGCCTTTAAATAATGGATTTGCATTTGACGTAGGGATTGAGGCAAGTAATGAGATCCCGATTTATGTAGAATTTGGAACAGGTACGGATGCAGCATCATACGTGCCTACATTGCCACAAGAAATACAACAAGCTGCAAGGAAGTTTTATAAAAACGGTAAGGGTCGCATAATGAAACAACCATATTTAATACCAGCTTTCTTAAAAGAGAGTCCATTATTTATTGCAGAGTTAAAAAAGATACTAAAGAACAATGTTTGAAGTACAAACCGAATTAAGGCAGTCATACTTAGCCAAACTTTCCACAATAGAAATATCGGGAACGGTAATACCATTCTACGATGAGAGAGTTGGTGCCGAGCCTGCACAAATCGGAACTGCTATTGCTTACGGGATTATCACTAATCAAACTGCATCCGATATAATGATAAAGTGCGGTTTTTATCAGGATTGTTCTATTACAATTGACATAGTGACTAAGTTCCCAAAGCAAAAAGGGGGGAAACTACTTTCAGAACAAATATCAAATGAGGTTCTGCAATTACTTAGAACTGGCAATACTTTAGATTACCCGACTATGGATAACTTTCAGATTGTAACGGTTCGCAAGACCTTAGACAGAGGACTGACCGAGGACAATGTAGCTGATACGGTATATCGCAAAATATTAATATTCACACATAAAATTAAACAGATTTCAACAACCACTTAAAACAAATAATTATGGCAACTTTTGTAAATGGGGATGATAGCATCCTGTACATTCTAAGAAATTCGGAATACGTTCCAATCGCTTGCTTAACTTCAAGCGGAACGGCTGAAACCGTAACTTTTAATGAGGTTCAAACTAAATGCGATCCTGGAGTAATTCAGGTAACGCCAAACGCTTACAGTTACAACAAACCTTTAGAGGGTCTGCTTACAGATACAACCTCAGTTGGTGGCGATACTGCTTTGGCGTCTTGGGATTACCTGAAAGGCTTAATGAGGGCAAAAACTTTGATTTACTGGAAAGAAGAAATCGGCAATCCTGCATTTGTTACTGAATACGGCGAGGGTTATCTTGAGAACTTGGAATTGACTTCACCGGCAGGCGAGAATATCACTTTCACAGGTTCAATCAAAGGTAACGGAGAGATTTCACAAACAACCTAATTTATGGCAGAGATTTTCAAAATACCTGTAAACGGTAAGGATATGGATTTCCATTGTGGGACGTATGCGACTGAAAAGACGCTTGAAGCGATGGGGATTTCATTATCCGATATAGGTGAATCATTAGATAAAAAATTTGTTCCAACAATTAGACATTTTATATACTTTTCGGCAAAGGATGCACAAAGGCTAAAGACTGAAAAAGGTCAGGCTATTGATTTCCCTTATGAGCCTGATAATGTATATGATTGGCTTGATGAATGGGGCGGCGGTAATTCGCCAAAGGTTGCAGAGTTTACAGCCAAACTTCTTGTGGCATTGTTTGGCACTCAGGAAGAACCGGAGCAAAAAAAAAGTATGAACGATCAAGCGTCCGAATAAACTGGCGTAAGGATATACTTCAGGTCGCAGTAGGTGAGATTGGATTAACGTATGATTATTTTTATAGCCTTTCGCTTGCAGAATACTACGTTATTTTAGATGGGTATAGAGTAAAGCAACTTGAAGAACTAAAAACAATCAGGTGGCAGACTTGGCAAATAGTGAGGCATAATCCATTCTTAAAAACGCCTCCTGCAAGTCCTGAAAAGTTATTGAAGTTTGCAGACGAGGAAGCAGCAGACGAACAAAGAATACAAAAGGCAGCTGAAAAATTAAAGCAAGCAATTAAAAATCATGGCAGACGCTGAATTAAAAGTACGGATTGATGCGGAGATAGGTAATTTCTCAAGCAACCTTAAAAAGGGTGAGCAGGACTTATCTAAGTTTTCAGACAAGGTAAATGCCGACTTAAAAAAGACTGCTCAAAATGCTGCTGCTGTTTCTGCTCAATTAGGTGGTTCAGTTGCTAAGGGAGCAAATCAGGCAGGATTTGCACTTCAAAACTTAGGCAGAGTTGCTCAAGATGCGCCTTTTGGTTTTATTGGTATTCAAAATAACCTGAATCCTTTATTAGAATCATTCCAATCGTTAAAGGCTCAAACAGGATCTACAAGCTTAGCATTTAAGGCTTTAGGTGCTTCGTTATTAGGGCCAGCAGGAATCGGAATTGCCTTATCGGTTGTAAGTTCTGCTATTTTACTTTATCAGCAATATCAGCAAAGAGCGAATAAAGAAACAAAAGTTGCAGTAGATGCAAATAAGGAATTATCGGACAGTATTTTGAATATCTCTGATGTTCGTGCAAAAGCAATAACAAACGCATCAAAGGAATTATCTACATTTCAAACGCTTTTCAAATCAACTCAAAACGCAAATATACCATTAGCTGAAAGGTTAAAGATTGCAAAGGAATTAATTGATAGATACCCAAAGTATTTAAAAGGGATTACAGCAGAGGGCGTTTTAGCTGGTCAGGCAGCAGATGCCTATGAAAAATTAACTAACGCAATTCTTGCAAAGGGGTTGGCTCAGGCTGGGGAAGAAAATAGGCAAAAATTAATTAATCAACAATTACAGACAAGCGTAGATAAAAGAAAAGAGGAAGCTAACTTATTAAAGTTAAATACATCTTTACAAAGAAAATCTGTTTCATCAACAGATTTATTAGGGCAAGAAGGAACCATTGCTTTATTGGGGGTGATTCAAAAAGAAGCTGAAAAAAGTAAGCAAAAAATTGCAGAATATACAAAAACGCTTGAAACTGGAGCAAATGAAATAAAAGTACTTGATGAGGTTACTCAGGATCTGATTAAAACTTTTGGCTCTGAAATATTATTTGACGATAAAAAGCCTAAAAAGTTAAATAAAGAAGTAAAAACTATTTCTGATATTTTAAAACAATTGGATGTTGATTTTAAGAAAGTATCTGCATCGGTTGATATTACTTTTGGCGATGGTAAAAAAGAAAAAATAAAAGCTATTGCAAAAGCTATTGATGATTTAATTGCGATTGGTATAAAAGGTGATAATCCAATAGTTACAAGATTACAGAATCAAATACAAGCAATAGGTCCTTCTGAATTTAAGCCAGCTTTAGCAAATTTAGGGAGTCAAATAAGCCAGTCAATTGGTCAGTCAATTGGTCAGGGAGCAGTTGACAATGTAGATTTACAAGGCAAATTAATTAAGCCATTTGACGCTTGGGGGGACTATGTGAATAATAACCTATTGCCAAAAATACAGGGTAATTTTGAACAGTTTTTTAATAAGATTTTAGAAACTGGCACGATTTCATTTCAATCTTTAGGTAAGGCTATATTATCCACTTTAGCATCTGTTGCAGCATCGGAGGCAGCTGCCGGATTGGTTAATTTATTCAAAGTAAATACAGGGCAAGATTATACAGACTCAAAGAAAAAAGGGGGATTAGGTTTTGCTTTAGCTGGGTTATTCGCTAAAAAAGCCGTTGCTACCGGTGGAGCAACATCAGGAGCTGCTGCAACAGTAGCAACAGGTACAGCGGCAAGCGGAGGTTTATTATTACCTATACTTGGAGGTATTGCAGCAGTTGCAGGAATTGCATCATTATTCAAAAAGAAACAACCTGCACCACAACCTGCATATTCTACAAGTACTGCAAGTACAAGCTCTGCGAGTTCCGTAGATTTCGGAGGCGGTCGGGTAGTGTTTGAAATATCAGGCGTTAACTTAGTAGGTGTCCTAAATCGTGCAGGTGCTAAACTTCAAAGATTCGGGCCATGAGTTACAACCTTAGATATTATTTCACTTTTTATGCGGATAGAGATAAGCGTAATCCGCTTGTTATCAATGAATATTTATGCAAGATTTCTGAACTTGATGGAGTCGATGCAGCAGAAGAAATAGAGGCTCAGGAGAGTCCTGTTATCATTGACTACAATAATAGTTCCGATTACAAAATGCAGCCACTACGAGGCTCGGAATGTACGTTAAATCTAATAGCTACCGAAAATTTTCAACTGCAAGACCTTTACACAGAGAATGAGCAAAAGTGGTTAGTTGAAATTTACCGTAATGCCTCATTAATTTGGTCAGGTTTCATTATCCCTGATGGATGTCAGGAATCATTTGCTTTTACTCCGTACACAATTCAGGTGAATGCAGTTGATGGATTAGGATTGATTAAGAACTTATCATACGTACAAAATGACGGTAATTTCTGGTTAGGCAAGCAATCGTTTTTAGAGGTTATTTACAACTGTCTTAATCGATTATCTTATCCTTCAATAGTGATTAATACGTGCGTAAATATCTACCCCGATAGTTACACACCTTCAGATACTTTAGATCCGTTAAATACTACGTTTGTAGATGCTCAAAGGTTCTTAAAAGATGATGAGATAAACCCTATGAACTGCCAGGAGGTTATGGATTCAATTTTAAGGCAATGGACTGCCTGTATTATTCAATCAGAGGGGGAGTGGTTTATTTATAGACCAAATGAAGCTGCATTATCAGATACTTTAGTTTTCAGGTCTTATACCGATAATGTTTATACAGGTACTGTATCTAAAAACATTAAACAATTATTAGGAGGATATTCACAGGGTATAATTATCGCACCATATTTTCATATTTTGACCGATCAATTAAGTATGATAGAACGTGCTTATAAGAATGTTTCCATGTCTTATAAATACGGTGTCAAGCAGAATCCTGATGAAGAATTGGATAATCCGACTTTTATAGGATTTTCAAGAGGTTGCGTTGGCGACCCTGCATTGCCTTGCGATGATGTAACTATACCGGGATGGACTAAAACAGGAACTATGTATATAGGTACTGCATCTGGTGGTGGTTTGATATTCTTTTCGGATGGTGGCACTTATCCAACTTTGACAAATTACTATGAGAACAATAACACAGTTTCAATAGATAATGGGAAACGTTTTAAGCTATTAGTAGATTACGAAAATCCAGATCCGCTATTCGGTACTGATATGAATTTTGTCATTAAGCTAAATGATGGCTTAGATAATTACTATTTGCAGACAGGTGGTATTTGGTTAAAAAGTATAGTTGATTTACCCTATACTGAAAGAAGTCAAGTAGGTACAGGTGGTACTTTTCAGATAGTATCTGACATAGTTCCAATAACAGGGTCATTTACAAAATCAATTACAGTCAGGGTTCTTGCTCCTTCAGGAACAGTAAATGATATAATTTATACTAATATATCAGGATTTATTTTACTTGAATTAGGGGCAGTAGTTGGAGAGATTCATACGGCAACACAAACAGGAGATTTTAGTTTTGTACCTGAAACTATTGATGTTTTTTGTGGTGATAGTGAGGCTTCGATATATTTGGGCGCAATCTATGAAAGTGATGAAACAACATTAACAACCGATTGGAAACGTAGAGGCTTATCGGAATCTGCACTATCAGAGCCATTTGAAGCAACTAAGCCATTTTTAAGATTAGCAGTTGAGGAACTTCAAAGAATGTATGCAGGGCCATTTGTCAAGTTCGAGGGTTCTATATTTAATTATTTCAATCCATTATCTTTGTTTACGATTGATTTGGTAGATGGCAGATTTATGCCTGTATCTTTGAGGTATGATTTACAGGCGAATATCTGCAAGGCAGTTCATACAAGAATTTCAAATACTGAAATTGCTATGGATTACACGCTTGAACCTGATTATGGTGAAACGACTAAAGTAACTGTAAAATGATGAACGGCAACGATTGCATATTATATTGGAATGATGAACCTATTGCCTGCCTTACATCAAACGGATTAAGTGAGGCGGTTACTTTCATCAATACGGCAAAACGTACTCAGTCAGGGGCTTTAAAATCGATTCCTTTGGCTAACTCTTACCAAATTAACTTTGAGGCTGTAATGGTTTCAGATTTGGGTATGTCATGGGAGGATTTATCAATCTTGATGAGGGCACAAGTTATCGGAGGTTGGGAAATGACAGGGGTAAATGATGCAGGCACAGGATTTTTGTCTAATCTTGAAATGGTGTCAAATTCGGGTGAAATTATTACATTTACAGGAACAATAGTTGGATTTGGTGAAATTATTCCTGCGGATGTAGATCAAAATGTTTGGTATCAGGACGTAGATGTTTACGTTGATAATGGTGTTTATGTATTTGTAAATTAAAATGATATGCCAGTAGTTGGAATATATACAAAAGATTTTCCGGCATTCTCAGGAACGCTGGCAGATAGCACGATTATAGTTGTAGCTGAAACAGGGAATAACGTAACCTATCGCACGACTATCGGGGCTTTGCGTGGAGTTTTAAATGATACTATTTCATTCACATCAGATTCATCAGGGAATTACGACTTTACAGCCCATTCAGGTGGCGACCCATTGCCTGCTATTCCTGCTTTAAAAACACTTTACGCAGGTGACTATTCGCAACCAATGGGGGACTTTAATTTAACAACCAGAATCATGTCCGGCTTACAACCATCAACAAATTACGTTTTAATTTATTAACCATGAAAAAATTATTATTCTTACTATTATTCCCTTTATGGGTACAGGCTCAAACGAATGTAACCGTTCGTAGAGATGCAACAACAGGAATAGTCAGCACGTTTTTGAATCCGAATTACTTAGATACATTACCTCGTGCGCGATTAACGGGAATAACCAATGGTCAATCATTAATATGGAATAGCACTTTAAAAATGCTTACACCATATACTTTGCCTAGTGTTCCCATAGGCTTGCAAGACAGCTTAACCAAAAAAGCTAACCGAACCTTTGACAACGTAGCTTCGGGTGCGATTGCTAAGGCCAAAGTAGACACTTCAGCAACAGGATTACAAACTGTTTCAAACTTCTTCCCTAAAGGAGATACGAGATATTTAAGAGGTACAGGGACAGGAGTAGCATCCGTAACTGGCACGGCAAATCAAATAACAGTTACAGGGACATCAACACCGGTTTTGAGTATACCCAGCACTTTTATTGCACCGGGGAGTATTGCGGCAACAACGGGGGTTAGCGGAACAACTGGCACATTCGCGGGAGACGTAACAGCAACAGGGCTGTTCTCAAACACAACATACAATTCTTCCGGTACTCTTGCGGCTAATTTTGCTAACTCTAACGCATCTGGGTATGGGGGAAAAATCAGAGGGGGTTCAGGATCTTTGTATTCATTTTTAGTTACCGATTATAACGATGCGTCATTGCTTAATATTTCTCCGGGTGTAGGTGCAACATTTGGACTCAGGCTTAAAAGTCCGGATTTTGATTGGATAAGGCAAAGCAATTTCGGTTATGCTTCAGTTTATAAAACGCAGATAATAGGGGCAACAACAGGTAATCAAACCATAGCTTTTGGCGTTGATCCGATTTCAAATGTGGGTGCCACATTTTCTGGAAACGGCTCAGAGTATATGTTCAGAAACGCGGGGAAGTTTATTACCCCAAATTCAGGCAATACAGATTATACCACTTTACTGTCTTGGAATAGTTCGGGGGGTGTTCTATATCCTACATTGTCTGGGTCAGGGAATGTTATCACGGGGGCAGACAATACAGGTTTATTAGGTAAGATTACTATCGGGTCAGGACTTTCCTTAACATCTGGGGTATTAACAGCGACAGGCGGTAGTTCAGGAAGCGTTACAACAGCAGGCGGAACATCAGGCAAAATAGCGAAATTCACATCTGCTTCAAATATTGAAAACAGTATTATGACAGAAGCAGGTTCGGATATTGCAATTGCTGGT